TCACGAACCGCTCTTCGAGGGCACATCCAGGGCACTCGGGCGGTCGGCGGCACCGAAGAAGTCGTCGACCGCCCGCCGGCCGACGTCCCGCACGTCGGGCATCAGGTGGGCGTAGGTCCGCAGGGTGAAGCCGGGATCGGTGTGGCCGAGCCACGCCGCGAGCTTCAGGATGTCGGCGCCGCCGGCCAGCTGGATGCTGGCGAACGTGTGCCGCAACCCGTGGAACCGGCCGTTCTCGTCCGGCGGGGGCGGCGCCCCGGCCGCCGCGCGGGCCGCGGTCCATGTGTGCTCGAACGCCTGCCGATACCACGGCAGTCCGTCGGCCTTGACAAACAGCAGCCGGAAGGTTCGCGGCTTGCCGTCCGGCCGGCCCCACGGCAGCGTCACCGGCACCGGCGGCCGCTTGGCCATCTGCTCGGACAGCCGCAGCGACAGCGTGTCCGACAGCGGCACCTCACGCTCCTTGCCGCGCTTCGGCAACGCGAACACCAGCTGGTATCGACCCTCGGCGTCCTTGATCCGCTTGATCTGCCGCCGCACGAGGATCTTCCGGTCGGCGCCCAGGAACACGATGTCCTCCTCGGCGAACGCGAACACCTCGCTCTCGCGCAGGCCGGCGGCGGCGGCCAGGTCCACCATCGCTCCAGAGGAGTGCCGCCGGTCGACCTCGGCTCGCGCGGCCTGGACCATCTCCAGCGTCCACGGGCGGACCTTGCGGTCAGGCACCGTGGGCAGCCGCACCGACTTGGATCGCACCGGGTTGCGGGAGATCCGGCCGTCCTCGATCGCCGCGGCGAAGATGGTCGACAGGGTGGTGGTGATCGCCTTGACGTAGCCGGGCGCCAGTCCCTTGGCCTCCAGGCTCTTGACCCACTGCTGGATCGCGCTGGGGGACTTGGCCAGGGCGCGCATCTCCCGGTGCCCGATCGGGGACGAGCCCGGGGCGCGCTTGGTCCTGTCGGTCCGCTCAACGTCGTAGATGTGCGCCAGGTGCTTGTCGACGGTCTCCAGGCTGGCGGGGTCGGAGGCCAGTCCGCCGCGCCACTGCTTGGCGTAGGCCTCCAGGGTGATCTTCCCCAGCTCCGGGTCGATCCAGCTGTCGGCGTCGAGCTCGGCGTTGACCTTCGCATCGCACGCGGCGGCGTGCCGTTCGGGGTCGTCGCCGACCTTCTCGGTGAAGTTCTTCTTGCGCTGGCGGCCGGACTCGTCGCGCCAGCGGACCTGCCAGCGCCGGGCCGTGCCGTGGTCGGCGCTGGGGTAGAGCTTGTTGCGGCCCCGCCCGCACTTGCAGGGTTCGGCGCCCTCGGGTGGGTGGGACAGGTGCCATCGGTCATAGACGGCCACGGTGGGGTGCTCCTTCGGGGGGTGAGCCGGCCGTCCGTGGGTGAGCGGGGACGCCCACGGACGGCCGGGGTCTCAGTTTCCGGTGCGGCGGCGCGAGAGGTCGTCTTCGTACCGCTCGGCGAGGGCGGCGGCGATGCTCTCTTCGTGCCGCTCGACGCGCTCCAGGCGCCGCTCCAAGCGCTGCTCCAGGTGCCGGTCGGACCCGTCCACCTCCATTAGGGCGCGGGATGAGGTGATGGAGATGTGCTCCATCACCAGCTGCGCAATGTAGGCGGCGACGGCGAGGGCGCCGGCCATGCCGCCCAGGATGATGACGGCCAGGGCCGTGTTATAGACCGGCCAGTGGCTCGTCCCCGCCACCGCGGCGACGGCGATCATGCCGCCCCCCGCGACGACGAGGGAGGCGGCATAGCAGGCGCGCCGCACGACGTACAGCCTGGCCAGCGGGTAGGGCGACGTGGACTCATGATGGTGACTGCCTGTGATGGTGGCATCCGTCGTCATCGTCTCGTGCTCACAGGTCAACCGAGGGCCCCTTTCACTTTGGAATTCCGGGGGGGGGGTGCTCCTCGCTGAGTCCTTTCTGCCTGGAGGGGAGTGATGTGGCCACGTGGACCGCTCCGAGCAACCGTCTCCACCGTCACCCTCCGTGATGCGCCGCTCATCCGAAGGGACGACGATTATTGACACAGGCCCTAATGGAACGGAAGGGCCGACCGCCCCCCGGGTTTCACAGTGTGAGACGATCGTCTCGCCGTATGTTATTTCCGCAGGTCAGTTGCCACTTACTAGAACAACCTTCTAGGGATTCTCACTGCTATAGGTAGCAACTCGAACGCGGTACGCAACGTGACCGAAACTCGTGAATCGGTGCCGCGCCGCGCCGCTCGCGGCAGTTAACTTGCAGGTCAACCCGCGTCCCGCCCTCGCCAGGAGTTCAGCAGCTCCTCCAGGACCTCGGCTCGTTTCTGGTCCTGCTTACTGTCCTCGCGCCGCACCTGGCGCCACTCGTCCACCAGCCGGTCCAGCCGCTCGAACACGGTCTCCTCGGGCGGGGCCGGGACGTTCAGCCCTCCGTAATGGATGCGGCCCACCTTTAGGGGCTCCGGATCGCCGCCGGCCAGGATGCGATCGACGGAGCCCGGCGCCCACTCCAGTGCCCGCTCGATGCGCGCCTTGGTGAGCTGCCGCATCGGCCGATCCTCGAACCGGATGGTGTGCAGCCCCTGCTTGCTCAGGGGCGCGCGTTTAGCGACGTCATCCCATGTGAGATCGAGTTCGGCGCGGCGCTCGTCCATGAGCCGCGCCAGCCGTTGACGCGGCGTCTCCTGCCCCGGGGAAGCCATGGCCCCATCTTCGCGGGCCGAGTCTGTCAGGTCCAGTCATCTCACGTCAGATAAAGGCAGCTTCCGGGGCAAGCGAAGACTGATCACCCCTCACCGAGGGTCCAATGACACAAACTTACGTCTGATGAGACCTGCTTATCCCTTGCAAGCTGACACTAGTTGACCTAATCTGACCGACATGGAAGAGCCCACCGCAACATCGGGGCAGCCAACGGCAGACGAGGCCCGTCACCTCACCCCGGACGACCTCGCCGCCCGCCTGGGCATCTCGGTCGGCGCGGTCTACCAGATGAACAGGCGCCGCACCGGCCCTCAGTACCTGAAGATCGGCCGCCGGGTCCGCTACAAGCTCACCGACGTCATCGAGTGGGAGAACGCCCACTACCGCGCCAGGAGTGCCTCGTGAGCCCGCGCCGCAAGGGCGACGACCGCGAGCACCGCGAGGCAATCGCCCGAGAGCTGGCAGCCGAGGCCGAGGGCCTCAAAAAGATCAAGGACGAGATGGCCAAGTCCCTGGCCAAGAAGAAGAAGGACGGCAAGAAGTGATGGCCGCCCGCACGCAGACCCCCACCCGGTCCCGGCCCGGCTGGGCCACCACCGACCAGGCCGCACAGCACCTCGGCGTGGCCCGGCAGACCCTCGCCAACTGGCGCAGCCAGGGCCGGGGGCCGACCTGGAGCAAGCGCGGCGGCGTCGTCCGCTACCGCTGGGCCGACCTCGACGCCTGGATGTCCGACTCCCCCTGACGAATGAGCCCCGACCTGTCGCGAGCAGGCCGGGGCGGTGCGGAGCACCCGCACCTGACCAGAGTAGGAGCACCCTCCCTTGACCACCATCCTGATCTTGCTGGCCGTCTGGACGGCGGTGGCGCTGCTGATCGCCCCGCCGATCGGCCGCATGCTGCGCCGCGCGGCCGACGCCGAGATCCTCGCCCCCCTCGACAGCGAGGACGACGGCCCCACCCTGGCCATGACCGCCGTGGGCGACTGCCCCGACTGGTGCCCCGGCCAGCACACCCCCGGCGCCCACCGCCGCACCGTGGACGTGCGGGAGAAGACCGGCGATCCCGGCGGAGTTTGGGTCGAGCTGGCTTGGTACACGGTCCCGGGTCGTCCGCCGGTCGGCCAGCCCGAGGTGACGCTGGTGTCGATCGTCGGCACCGACGAGACGCTCATGCCCATGTCGCCCGGCGAGGCCGGGATGCTCGCCGCGTCCATCGCGTTCCCGGACGCGGACAGCACGCTGGCGGCGTGGGGGCGGGCGCTGTCCGGTGACGCCGGGTGGCTGGCCGAGACGCTGGCCCGCGCGGCGGTGATGGCCGGGTACTCCCCTTGCGGCGGGTGCGGGACGCCGACCGATGCGCGGCCGGAGTACGACCAGGCGAGCGGTGAGCTCGTAGCGCGGTGCGCCGGCTGCCACCGCGAGGCGCTGACGGGCGGTGAGGTCCGGTGACCCGCTTCCTGCCCGGCGAGATCGTCAACATCACCATCACCGGCGGCCGGATCGACGAGGTCAGCAAGAACGGCATCCACGTCGTCCTGCCCAACGGCACGACTGCCACCGTCGAGCTGAGCAACCTGGAGGCCGTCACCGTCGAACGGGTCGCCCCCGCCGAGTGGCCGCCCCAGCCGGGCGACCTGTGGCGGACCGAGCGGCAGCCGTACTTCGCCATGTACAGCGACGGCGCCATGGTCTTGGTCAACCTCGGCGGCGAGCGGTTCAGCCCCGACTTCGTGCTGGCCCACGGATCGCTGACGCTGGTCCACCGCGAGGAGCAGGACGGCGGTGAGGTCCGGTGACGGCGCTGTCGACCGCCCGCCGCGAGATCGGCCACCTGGCCGGCGTCGTGAAGTCCGACGTGCCGCTGCCGGCCGACCGGCGGCTGCGCTGCCACCGCTGCCGCAAGCTCAACCGGTCGGCGACGTGGCGGCAGTGGCTGACGCTGAAGGCCGGCCGCAAGCCGAAGCACTGGTGTGGGGCCCGGATGACGCTGGTGGACATCAGCACCTGGACCGCCCGGCAGGTGACCCGGTGAAGATCATCCGCCGCGACAACGGCCGCAACCACTGGTACATCGACACCGAGACCGGCGACCGAATCCCCGGCGTCACCACCATCCTCGGCGACGGCCTGCCCAAGAAGGCCCTCATCAACTGGTCGGCGAACGCCACCGCCGAATACGCCGTCGACCACTGGGACGAGCTCGCCGAACTGCCGCCGTCCGCCCGGCTGAAGAAGCTCCAGGGCGGCCGGTACGAGGCCAAGGACGAGGCCGCCAACCGCGGCACCCAGGTCCACAAGATGGGTGAGCGGCTGATCGCGGGAGAGTCCGTCGTCGTCCCCGATCTGCTGCGCCCCTACGTCGAGTCCTACGTGCGTTTCCTGGACGAGTTCCAGCTTCGCGCCCGCTACGTCGAGGCCGTCGTCTACTCGGCGTCGCACCGGTACGTGGGCACGCTCGACATCTTCGGCGACATCCTCCTGCCCGACATGCCGGAGTACGAGCACCTGCCGCGCGATGAGGACGGGTTCGTCTGCGACGTGCTGATCGACGCGAAGACGAACCGGTCGGGGATCTTCGGTGAGACCGCTCTTCAGCTGGCCGGCTACCGGTTCGCCGAGTTCATGCAGCCCGACCCGAAGGATCCGGACACCGCGATCCCGATGCCGGACGTCACCTGGACCGGTGCGCTGTGGATCCGGCCCGACGGCTACTCCCTGATCCCGGTCACCGCGGGCCCCGAGCAGCACCGCGCCTTCCTGTACGTGCAGCAGGTGGGCGTCTTCGACCGGGGGGCGCGGGACCTGATCGGTGAGGCGATCGAACCGCCGACCGCCTCCCGGTACGTACTGGCCAAGGCCGGAGAGGCGGACGAGCGATGACGTCCACGCCCACGCCGTCGTTGGCCGCTGCGCTGGCCAAGGTCCAGGCCGAGCTGCCGAAGCTGGAGCGCGACCGCACGGTCGAGGTGACCCAGAAGAACGGCGGCACCTACTCCTACAGCTACGTCACCTTGGCCCGCCTGTCGGAGGTGGTGCTGCCGCTGCTGGCCAAGCACGGCTTGTCGTTCGCGGCCATGCCGGGCCTTGGGGCGGACGGGAAGATGGCCGTCCGTTACACCCTGCTCCACGAGTCCGGGGAGGCGCTGACCGGGGAGTTCCCCATCAGCGGTGAGGGCGGCATCCAGATGATCGGCGGGCGGATCACCTACGCCCGCCGCTACTGCCTGGCCGCGGTCGTCGGCGTGGCGGCGGATGAGGACGACGAGTCCCGGCTGGCCGATGACGGCGCGCCGCGCGCTGTTCAGCGGGCCGGGCAGCGGCCCCGGCGGCAGGCGTCGACACCGAAGCCGGGAGAGGGCGCGGCGACGGTTCAGCGGGCCGCGTCCCGCCCCCAGGCGTCCTTGCCGCCGCTGCCGGGCGAGGAGCCCCCGCCGCCCGCCGCGCCGCCGGTCGGAGACGACCAGGACAACGGCGAGCCGGTGACGAAGCCCCAGCTGGCGAAGATCGGGATCCTGTTCCAGCGCGTCGGCTGGACGGAGCGGGCCGACAAGCTGCGTGCGTCCTCGACGATCGTCGGTCGCCCGATCGCGTCGTCCACGGAGTTGACCAAGAAGCAGGCGTCGACGCTGATCGACGCGCTGGAGATGGTCGCCGCCGACGACGACCCGGCCGACCGGTTGACGGCGCTGCTGGAGGAGATCCGCCGGCAGGAGGGCGGCCAGTGACCCCCGAGGACCGGCTGCGCGCCGTGCTGCACGCCCACGCCGCCCGGGTCGAGCCCGGCCGGGACGGGCTGGAGCGGATCCGCGCCGGCATCACCCGCCGCCCCCGCTGGCGGCGGCTCATCGACCGCATGAAGAAGGCCCGGGCGGGTGCGACCGCCCGGGCCCAGTCCCCCACCAACCGATGAAGGAGCACAACGACATGACCCAGGGTACGAGATCGATCTCCCCAGCGGCGCTGGCCGTCGGCCGGATCATCACCGTCTGCCCCGACCCGATGGCCACCGAGGCCCGGCAGCCCGGCGAGTGGACGATGAACCGCCACCCGATCGAGTACGGCGAGTTCGTCCGCCTCGACGTCACCGACCCGCGCGGCAAGGCGTCCGTGTGGCTGGTGCACACCGACCACGCGGTCACCGTCCAGCTGACCCGCGGCGAGGAGCAGGCCGCCGCCGCCCGCGTGATCGCCGACCTGGCCGGCGCCGGCCTGCCCGACATCTACGAGTGGGAGATCCGCGACGGCCGGGTCCGCGCCTGGCTGGCCGCCCAGTCGTGGGAGGCCGCCCAGTCCCGCGCCGACCTGGCCGCGTGGGCCGAGCACCTGGGCTGCGAGGTGGCCGAGGAGGAGCAGGACGGGCGCACGCTGCTGACGGCGGCCGGTGAGGTGGACGGCGTGCCGGTGGAGGTGCGGACGTCGATCTACGACGCCGACAAGGAGAAGGCCGAGGTGGCGTCGTGATCGACATCGCCGCTGACCTGCTCGCGCACGCCGACCGGTACACCGCGTCCGCCCGCGCCGTCATGGACGCCGCCCCCGCCCCGCTGCCCGACCTGGAGACCGCCCGCGCCGAGCTGCTGGAGCAGCTGGCGGACGTGGACCGGCGGATCACCGCCCGCACGGCCGCCGAGAAGCGGTGCGCCGACCTGGCCCGGGTCGCCGCCCGGCTGCGGGACCTGGCCGGCCAGCACCAGGAGGAGACCGCCCCGCCCCCGGCCCCGGTGGGCGACGCCTTGGCCGCCGCCCTCCGCGCGGGGGGTGAGCAGGTCCCGGTCCCGTCGCCACTGTCCCCGGAGACGGCCCGGTGGTCCGAGGACGGCGCGTCCGAGCCGCTGGGTGAGCCCGTCGCCGGCCACGCCACCACGCAGACCCGTCCCGAGCCGCCCCAGGAGCCGCGCCGGGAGCGGCCCTTTCCCGGTGAGGGTGTCCCGGGCCCGCTGGGGGTGGGCGGCGGTGACGGTGCGGCTGTGGCCCCCGCACACCGGCCGCCGGGTGGCGGCGTGACCCAGGAGGAGCAGACCCATGGCTGAGCTGGACGAGCAGGACCGCGCCATGCTGGACGAGCTGGGCCGCGACTGGAACCGCGTCAACTGGGAGCCCAACCCGGTCCGCGACCCCGCCGACGAGGCCCTGTCCCCCACCCCGGAGGAGATGGCCGAAGCGCCCGGCGCCGAGCAGCGCACCTACCGGATCACCTACGAGCGGGTGGGCCGCCGGGGCGGCCGGAACGGCAGCGAGCCCCCGCCGCCGCTGACCGCGCGGGTGATGTCCACCGATCACCTCGCCGTGCGGATCTGGGAGGACGTGAAGCCCTTCCTGCTGTCGAGCGACGTCGAGGTGTCCGTCGACCTGGAGAGCGGCCGGGGTCAGATCTTCTGCGGGTTCAACAACGGCGGGTCGTTCGCGATCGAGCGGCTGGACGGGCAGGCCGATGGCTGACCGTCCCGCCGACCGGACCCCCGGGGCCCTCACCGGCCCCGGGGCCACCCGGCCCACCCAGGACCACATTCACCAGTGGTTCGAGCTGACCTACGCCAACTACCTGGTGCTGCCCCGGGCGGTCCTCCAGTCCGCTCCCGACACCTGGCAGGCGCAGTTCGTCGCGCTGCTGCGCGAGCTGGACGAGATGTACGAGCACCTGGACTGGCCCAGCTACCGGGTCAACGCCGTCGACGACAACGGCCGGTTCATCAAGGACCCGATCCCGCACTACCGGCGCGGCCGGACCTACATCCCGCCGAAGCCCAGCGCGCCGAATCCCGACTCCGAGGAGGACGGCCGTGGCTGACCAGACCATCCGGCCCCTGCCCGACCGCGTCCGGCGGGCCATCTCCGACCCCGGTGCCATCCTCCCCCGCGCCGTCGAGGTACGGGATGGGGAGGAGATACGCGAGACGGTGCCGAGCTGGAGCACCCGCGCCGTGCTGGCGGTGCTGGCCGACGCGGGCAGCCCCCTCGCCCCGGAGCGGGCTGCCGAGATCGAGGCCCTCACCGCCGCCGCCACCCCCGGGCCCTGGAGCGTGGACACCGTGGGCGGCCTGTTCGTCGAGGCGGCCGAGGGTGCGGTCGCCGATCTGGCCTGGGCTGCCCAGGACGAGACCGAGTTGGCCGCGATAAAGGCGGACGCCGAGTTCATCGCCGCCGCCCGCGCGGACGTGCCCTTGTTGCTGGCCGCCTACCGAGAGGTCGACGCACACCGCTGCGTCCAGGCGTCCCGCATCGCCGACCTGGAGGCCGAGCGGGACCGCGCCCGCAACGTCGCGCTCGCCGCCGAGAGGACGCTCGGCGAGCAGATCGACCGCGCCTTGCGATGCGAGGCCGAGCGGAACGCCCTCCGCGCGCAGGCGGACCGCTACGTCCAGCGGATCCAGGAGCTGGCGGCCGCACACCGCGGGAAGCAGGCCGCCGCCGCCGAATGGAAGCGGCTGCACGGCAACCTCAAGACCGACCGAGACCGGCTCGCCGCACAACGGCAGGCCGCCCTCGACGTGGCCGCCCAACACCACGACATCGCCCCAGAGGGCGAGGAGTGCGCGGTCGGCTGCCCCGGCTGCCAGGTCGAGGCCGCTCTCGGCGTCGCGAAGGGCGGTGCGTGATGCAGCTGATCGCCGCCGCCGTCCTCATGGGCCTGGCCGCCGCCGCCATCGCCTGGGCGGAAACCGGCCGGACCCTGCGCCACCTCACCCGCCACCGGGACGGTGACCAGTGAGACCGATCGCCTACAAGATCCCGCTCACCGACGGCACCATCGGCCAGCACGCCGGACACCCCACCACCGTCCCCGGCCTGCTCATCTCCCAGCGCTACCGCCCCTGCCAGCTGCACGAATCCACCTGCTGGCGGGTCGTGCACCACCGCTCCGGACGCGGCGCGCCGTTCTGCTTCGAGAGCCCCGAGGCCGCGCTGGAGCTGGCCCGCCGCATGGCCCGGCTCGGCTGCTGGCGGGTCGACGAGATCACCGTCATCCGCCGGGTGACCGTGATGGTCGGCATCGACAACGAGGTGACTGGGTGATGGAACCGCTGTTCGACACCAAGGACCGGGCGTCCGCACTCCTCCCTGCGGACGCCCCGGCCGGGCCCGCGACCCCCGCGACGGGCCCGGCCACCCCAACCGCCCGGGCTGAGCAGAGGCAGGGGAAGGCCTCGCTCAGCCCGGGCCCCCGGGTGCTGGGACTGGACCTCAGCCTCACCAGCACCGGCCTCGCCTACGCCGACGACCGCGGCACCATCGCCATCCGCGCGATCACCACCACCAAACAGGGCGACACCATCACCGACCAGCACCACCGGCTCAGCCGCATCCTCGAGGAGATCTGGCGACCCATCCACATGGGCCACCAGCCCGACCTCGTCGTCCTCGAAGGCCCGTCCTACGGATCGAAGGGCGCCGGAACCTGGGACCGCGGCGGGCTGTGGTGGCTGGTCGTCTCCCACTTCCTCACCCAGCGCATCCCGCTCGCGGTCGTACCGCCGGCGCTGCTGAAGAAGTACGCCACCGGCAAAGGCGGCGGTAAGGACGCCTCCAAAACCGCCGTCGCCTCCACCGCGGCCAACCGGTACGGGCGGGTGTTCGCCAGCGACGACGAGGCCGACGCCTACGTGCTGTGCGCCATGGGCCTCGACCACCTCGGGCACCCGCCGGCGCCCGTCCCCCAGACCCACCGCCAGGCGCTGGCCAAGGTCGCCTGGCCCACCGCCCGAATCGAGACGCCATGACCGCCACACCGGCGCGCGGCGACGCCACCGCGCACGTCCTCGCGCAGAAGATCACCGTCCTGCGCATCGAGAAGATCGAACCCCACCCCTCCAACGTCCGCGAGGACCTCGGCGACCTCGGCGACCTGTCCCGCAGCATCCGGCAGCAGGGCATCCTCCAGCCCCTCATCGCCCAGCCCAGCCCCGACCAGCCCGGCATGTACCGGCTGCTGGCCGGACACCGCCGCTACGCCGCCGCCCTCCTGGCCGGCCTGGACGCCGTCCCCGTCATCATCCGCCACGGCGTCACCGACTCCGGCGCCCTGGAGCTGATGCTGGTCGAGAACTGCCAGCGGCAGGAACTCAACGCCATGGAACGGGCCGAGGCCCTCGGCGCCCTGATCAACCGCGGCTACACCCAGCACCAGATCGCCCAGAAGACCGGCATGTCCCAGTCGTGGGTCGGCTACTACCTCACCCTCCTGGACCTGGACGAGGACGCGCGGGAGAAGGTCCGCACCGGCGAACTGGCGGTCACCACGGCGATCAACGCCGTCCGCAAGACCCGCAAGAAGACGCGCCGCAAGAAGGGGTCGACGGCCACCTACGCGTGGGAGCCCGACCACCTCACCGACCGGCACCCGCTGGCGCGCACGGCCCGGCGGCTGTGCGACGCCCGCGACCACACCATGCGCCGCCGCATCGGCGACACCGCGTGCGGCCAGTGCTGGGAGACCGCGATCCGCCTCGACGAGCGCACCGTCATGGGCGCCGTCACCAACACCAAGGGAGACACCACCAAGTGACTGCGATCAAGCTGGACAGCAAGCTGGGACGCAGCGCCACCGATGCGCTGGAGCCCCACGTCCTGCCCCTGTACGGACGGCTCGGCGCCCGCATCGTCGCCGTCCTGGAGTTCGAGGCCATCGAACGCAACCAGGTCGCCGAAGACGCCGACAAGGACGCCTGGGTCAAGCTCCGCATCACCGGCATGGAGATCCCCACCCGCGAGCAGGAGAACGCCCTGCGGGAGGCCATGCGCGTCCTGTACCTCCAGCGCACCGCGTTCGGGACGCTGGAGGAGGACGGCAGCATCGAACTGTCGGAGGACACCCTCAAGCACGCCGCCGGTGTCCTGGCCGACATCGAGGCCGCCAAGCTCCGCGCGGGCGTCGCCCACTGGGCCGGCCGGGTCCGGCGCACGACCGGCGCCGCGAAGGACTTCACCGTCGCCGAGCTGCTGGCCGAGATGCGGCAGATCCGCGACGGCCTGGACGCCCTCCTCGACCGCGGGCAGCTGGCCCTCGAGGACGCCTGATGGGCTGGCCGCTGGACAACCGCGCCGAACTCGCCGACAAGATCGACCACGAAGGCGGCATCTGGGCCGCCCTCGAGTACGGCATCGCCGCCGACGACATGCCCGCGGGAGACGAGGAACTCCGCGAGCGGTGGATCGAGCTGGCCGGCGCGTTCGGTGAGGCCCGGGACGCCTGGAACCGGGTCCGGGAGCTCCTCCCCGAGCCCGGCGCCACCCCCGACGAGGACGAGGCATGACGGCCGGCCAGGACGACACCTGCCGCATCGTGGACATCGACGGAACCCCCGTCCGCGTCCGCGGCGCCGCCGACATGGACGCCACCGACCGGGCCATGCTCGGCGAAGTGGTGGCCGCCGCCCGACGCAAGCACGAACAGGAGACGCCCACCGACCGGGCCGCCCTCACCTGCCCCGTGCCGAACTGCGGACACCGCAAACAGGCCCGGCAGTACCTGTGCCGCGGCTGCTGGGCCACCCTGCCCCGCCACGCCCGCACCGCCCTGTCCCGCCGAGACGACAAGGCGATGCGCCGCCTGTCCGAACTGCTCGACCAGGTACGCGACGGCGTGCCCCTCCACCAGGTCCGCGTCCAGCCGTGACCGGACCCTGTGACGTGCCCCGGGCGGAACCCGCCGCCCGGGGCGCACCCCTGCCCACACCCAAGCGCAAGGGCCGCCCCCGGCCCCGGCGCAAACGCCGCCGCACCAAGCGCCGCTAGCAGACCCCACCGACAACCAACCGCAACGGCTCGAATGGAGCAACCTTGGCCCGCATCCGGTCGATCAAGCCGGGCTTCTTCACCTCCGAGGACGTGTCAGAGCTGCCACTGCGCGCACGCCTGACATGGATCGGCCTCTGGACGCACTGCGACGACCAGGGCCGCACCAAGGACAACGTGAAGCTCATCAAGGCCGCCCTCTGGCCTTTGGATGCGGTGTCGCTGAAGGACATCGAGGAGGACCTGACCCTGCTCGCCGCCCGCGGGCGCATTGTGCGCTACGAGATCGACGGCAAGCGGTACCTGGCGGTCACGAACTGGCATGTCCACCAGAAGGTCAGCAAGCCCACCCCGAGCCGCATCCCGCCGCCGCCCCGGGCCGGCGAGCGGCCCCCGGCGGCCCCCGAAGACCCGGAACCGACCCCGCCGAACCCTGTGGATAACCCCGAAGAGAGTTATCCACAGGACCCCGGAGAACCGGACACAGACAACCAAAACGACTCCCGGAATCCTCCCGGAACCCTCCCGGAACCCTCCGGTGGGGAAGGGAAAGGAAGGGAAAGGAGAGGAAAGGATCAGTCCGCGCGCGCGTGCGCGCGAGGCCCGACGCTGGCTCCACCGCAACTACGGACTGACCGACGACGAAGCCGACGCGGTCATCACCGAAGCCGAACGCCGCGCCCCCAACCCGATCACCCACCTCGTGCCGTACCTCGCCGGCATGGCCGACCGCGGAGACCTCGCCGACATCGTCGCCGCCGTCCAGGCCACCACCGAACCGCCGGACACCCCCGACCCCACCGAGCCCGGCCCGGCCCCCGACCCGGCGCCGGCCAGCACCGAACCCGCCTGCCCCCGCCACCCGCACGGGGCGGCCATCGACCCCAACCCGCCCACCGGATGGGGCAACTGCCTGATCTGCAACACCCACCGCCACCGCGCCAACCGGCGCGAACGGCAGGGAGCCGAACCATGACCGACGACCCCACCCCCATGTCCGCCGTTCCCGAACTCCTCGCCCTCGCCGCCAAGACCCGCCACGACATCGACCAGCGGGACCTGGAAGGCGCCATCAGCGACGCCATCACCCGCCGCGGCTGGCCCTGGACCCTCGCCCACACCGCCGGGATGCTCGCCCGCGGCGAGCAGGTCCGGGACCTGCGCAATGCCATCGGACCGATCGGAAGGAAGACCCGATGACCCTCGGTGAACTCATCGCCGCCCTCGAAGCCGCCGACCCCACCAAGGTCGCCCCCAACGGCTTCGCCAACCCCCACTCCTACCGGGGCTACTACGAGGACCTGGCGTTCGAGCCCGCCCGCAACATCACCATCGGCGCCATGCTCGCCGCCGCCCGCTCCGCCGTCGGCACCACCTACCAGGGGTGGAAGGGCGGCGACTACACCATGACCGCCGACACCGACGTGTGGCTGGCCGACGAGGGCTACTGCGGTGAGACGCTCGGGCCCACGCTGCTCAGGCTCATACTGGAGGGCGCCCAGGACGCGCCCAGTCTGCGCGACCGGCTCCGCGAGGCGCTCACCCGGCCGCTGCCGTGCCCCCGCTGCGGGAGCACCCGGCCCTGCCGCTGCTACGTCGAGGCCACCGAGAAGACCGACGCCCGTCTCGACGCCCTGATGGCCGTGCTGGACGAGGAGACCCGTTGATCCCCTGCCCCGTCGAGACGTGCGACCGGCCCCGGCGCGGCACCGAGCAGATCTGCTCGGCCTGCGCGGGTGAGCTGATCCGCGCCCTGGACGCCGTCCCCGCCCTCGCGCGCGAGCTGGACGTCACCCTGGCCCGGCAGACCAGCACCGGCACCGGCGGACGCTCCACCGAGATCCCGCTTCCCTACGACCCGCGCGCCGGCGAGGCCGCCTCAGTGCTGCGGTCCGCCCTCGTCGGATGGGTGCGGGCGATCTGGGAGGGCCACGAGGACACCGCCCGCGTCGAAGGGCCGCGCTGCCGGTCCTGCTCGCACCCCTCGTGCCGTCTGATCGCCGACCTCGCGGTGCTCACCACCCGGCCCGCCGACACCCTCACGAGCATGGCCGTATGGCTCTCGGCGCTCCACAGGCGGCTCGTAGGCCATGCGGCGGCCGAGGAGGCGCACGGGGAGATCGTGGCGGCCGTGCGGGCCGTGCGGACCGTCGTGGACCGGCCCGCACCTCTCGCCTTCGCCGGACGCTGCCCCGACTGCAGTACGGCCCTGTACGCCCGCCCCGGCCGAGCCCGCGCCACCTGCCGTGAATGCGGCCAGCGCACCGAGGTCGCCGACCAGCTCGACCAGATGCGCGCCGCCGTCGAACACCAGCTCGCCCACTCCGTAGCCATGGCCGGACTGCTGGACCACCTCGGCGTGCGGGTACCCGCCGCCACCATCCGCTACTGGGCGCAGGCGGGGCGGCTCGTGCCCCACGGACGCGACCAGCGAGGCCGGCCGCTCTACCGGGTCGGGGACGTGCTCGACCTCGCGCTGAAGCGGCCCGTCAAGGCGGGTTAGGCGGGTTAGTTGCTCGGCGTCACCACCATCAGTACGCTGTGATCAGCTAGAACACGTAGGCCCGGGACTCACCTCCCGGGCTTCGTTGCGTCCGGGGGTGAACATGCCCAGCGAAGGCAGCACCACCGCACGCGGCTACGGCTACAACCACCAGCAGCTACGCAAGGCCCTGCTCGCCAAACTCAAGGCCAGGCCCGGCCAGCCCTGCCCCCACTGCGGACACCCCATGCACCCCGACCAGGCGCTGGACCTGGACCACACCGACGACCGCACCGCCTACCGCGGCCTGGCCCACCGCTCGTGCAACACCGCCGCCGGCGCCCGCAAGCTGGCACGGCGGCGACGCAAGGCGAAGGCGGCCAAGCTCACAGGCCGGTGGTGAGCGTGCTCACCGTCGTGGTCGGCCCGCCCTGCTCCGGCAAGACCACCTACGTCCAGGCCCACGCGCAGGACGGCGACATCGTCATCGACCTCGACCTGATCGCCCAGGCCCTCGGCTCCCCCGTCACCCACGGCCACGCCGACGCCATCACCCGCACCGCCCAGGCCGCGCGCCGTGCGGCCATCACCACCGCCATCCGCCAGCACCACCGAGGCGCACGCGTGTGGATCGTCGAGTGCGACCCCAGCCGGCAACGCCGAGCCGAGTACCACCGGGCCGGCGCCCGCTTCGTGCCGATGCAGGCCAGCCGTGCCGAGCTGCACCGCCGTGCGGCCGACCGGCCACCGCACTGGCACACCCTCATCGACCAGCAGCTGGCCCGGCAGTCACCGCAGACCCACGACCGGGACGCCCGGACCACACGCACGGGCCGGTGGTGACCTGGTCGGCACCACCGCAGGTCAGAGGCCCGAGCCACCTCGATCAACGGTACTCGCATCGTCGCAGGTCAAAGGCATGATCCGTTTTAAGGGGACCGGACCTATAGACCCCGCATGCCGTCAACATTTCTCCCCCCGACCGACCCCCCACCCTAGGAGGTACACGGGTGCCCCCTAGGCGCACGCTGAAGGCCGTGGAGCCTCAGACGAACGATCGGGAGACCCCCAACCTGTGTCAGGCCGTCTTGGGGGCTCTGGAGGCCATGACCTGGCTGACCGAGTCGGATTCGGCGCTGATTGCGCTCGCTCTGCGGTATGCCGACGAGATCGAGCAGGCGACCGAGCAGGCCGCCGAGCTGGAGCGGCTCACCCGCGATCTGGCGGGCGACGAGGGGGCGTACAAGCGCCTGAAGGCGCTGGAGGCGAAGGTCGATGTGACCAAGCGGGTCGGGTGGCTGGGCCCGCAGTTGCAGGGCGTCCTGCGGGACCTGGGCGGCACGCCGGCGGCGCGTAAGGCGATGGGTGCGGACAAGCCGGTGGGGGGTCGTCTTGCAGAGCTTCGCCGTGGCGCCGGTAAGGGTGCTGGGAAGTACGACTCCTAGGGTCTGGACGCCCCCGCTGGTGCAGGGGCGGCCGGGCCCGTGCGGGTGCGGGTGCGCGCTCACCCCGGCGACGTCGCTGGGCTTCTCTGCGGTCGACTTCGCCCGGGACGTGCTCGGGATCGAGCCGCTGCCGTGGCAGCGCTGGCTGCTGATCCACGCGCTGGAGCTGCGCCCGGACGGCCGGTTCCGGTACCGGACGGTGCTGATCCTGGTGGCCAGGCAGAACGGCAAGACGTCCCTGGTAGAGATCAAGAACCTGTGGAAGATGTACGTCTTGCAGGTGCCGCTGGTCATCGGGACCGCGCAGCAGCTGGACAAGGCCGAGGAGTCCTGGAACAAGGCCGTCGAGATCGTGGAGTCGATCCCGGAGCTCAAGGCCGAGATCAAGCACATCGACAAGACCAACGGCAAGAAGGCCCTGTCGCTGGTCGGCGGCCCTCGATGGAAGATCGAGACCGCCTCACGCCGGGGCGGCCGTGGCCTGTCGGGCGATGACGTCAACCTGGATGAGCTGCGCGAGCACCAGCACTGGGACGCCTGGGGTGCGGTCACCAAGACCACGATGGCCCGCCCGAACGCCCAGGTGTGGGCCTTCTCGAACGCCGGCGACGATCGGTCGGTAGTGCTCAACGACCTACAGGCCAAGGGCCGTGCGGCGGCCGGGAACCCGGACGCCGCGGACCTGACGCTGGGGTTCTTCGAGTGGTCGGCGCCTGACGAGGTGGCCTGCACCTGTGGGCGCCCGGAGGGTGTCCATGCTGTGGACTGCGCGCTGGCCGACCGGCGGTACTGGGCGATGGCGAACCCCTCGCTGGGCTACACCATCACCGAGGAGGCGCTGGCGTCCGCGCTGGCGACCGACCCGGACCCGGTGTATCGGACCGAGTGCCTGTGCCAGCGGGTGCCGGACCTGCAACCGGACTGGGCGGTCATCGGGGAACGCGCATGGAGCGTCCTGGTGACCGACCCGCCCGACCCGGCCGGGCTCAAGCCGGTGGCGTTCGCGGTGGACGTCAACCCCGAACGGTCGCATGCCGCCGTCGGGGTGGCCGGGCGGCTGGGCGGGCTGCTGTACGTGGAGGTCGCCGCCTACGAGCGCGGCACCGACTGGGTTCCGGCGTGGCTGACCGAGCGGTCCGGCGCGTGGGGGCCGTGCGCGGTGGTGGTCGACCGCAACGGCCCGGCCGGGTCGCTGATCGCCGACATCGAGGCCGCCGGGGTCACCGTCCGTACCCCGTCCGGGAACGAGGTCGCCCAAGCGTGCGGCGCCCTGTACGACGCGGTGGTCCGGCCACCGGACGCTCCCGAGGACTGGGCGCCGCGGCTGCGGCATCCCGGGCAGGAGGAGCTGGACGACGCGGTGCGGCGGGCGGCCCGCAAGGACCTGGGGGACGGGGCGTGGAAGTGGGCGCGGACCACGTCCACCGCCGACATCTCCCCGCTGGTGGCGGTGACGCTGGCGGCGTGGGGACAGGTGAAGTTCGCCGGCCCGGCCGCCGACTACGACGTTGCCGAATCGATCTACTGAGGGGGTCGGGTGCGCGAACTGGTGACGACCCTGCTCGACGCGGTGGGCCTGGGTCTGGTGGCGGCCGGTGCGGCGGCTGCGGTGTTCCCGCTGGTGGGCTGGGCTGGCCTGGCGCTGGCGGGTGGGGTGGTGCTGGCCGGGTCGTGGTGGGCGGCCCGGCCGGCGCGTCCGGCGGGTGATGGCCGGTGAGCCTGTTCTCCCGGCGGCACGCCGCCTTGACGGTGCTGGCCGACCAGCTGATCCCGGCGCGTCCGCAGCGGTCGGGTACGCCGACGGTGACACAGGAGACGGCGCTGCGGCACAGCGCGGTGTGGGCGTGCCTGCGGCTGCGCGCCGACCTGGTGTCCACGATGCCGGTGGATGTGTTCCGGCGCGTGGCCAGGCGGCAGGTGGAGGTGCCCAGGCCGCCGGTGCTGGTGGCGCCCGGCGCCACGGTGATCACCACGAACGGCGACCGCGTGGACCTGGGCGAGTGGCTGTACGCCACGCAGATGGACCTGGACCGCGGCGGCAACGTCTTCGGTCTGATCACCGAGCGGGACGGGATGGGGCTGCCGGCGCGGATCGACCTGGTGCCGCTGGCGGACGTGACGGTGGTGATCCGGGACGGGGTGCTGACCTACCGGATCGCCGGGACGAAGTACGAGCCGCACCAGGTGTGGCACGAGCGCCAGTTCACCGTGGCGGGGCTGCCGGTGGGCCTGTCGCCGGTGGCGTATGCGGCCTGGAGCATCGGCGAGTACCTGAGCGTGCAGGACTTCGCGCTGGACTGGTTCGGGTCGGGCGCCATTCCCAGCGCCCACTTGAAGAACACGGTCAAGCAGACGCTGACGGCCGGCGAGGCGTCGGTGGCCAAGGAGCGGTTCAAGGCGGCGGTGGAGGGCCGGGACCTGTTCGTCACGGGCTCGGACTGGGAGTACTCCATGATCCAGGCCGAGGCGGCCGGGGCGGACTGGCTGGAGGCCAAGCGGTTCGGCATCGGCGACATCGCCCGGTTCTTCGGCTGCCCAGGTGACCTGATCGACGCGGCCGTGTCCACCGGCAGCATCACCTACGCGAACATCACGCAGAGGAACCTGCAGTTCCTCATCATGAACCTGGGGCCGACGATCATCCGCCGGGAGAACGCCCTGTCGCGGCGGCTGCTGCCGCAGCCGAGGTTCGTGAAGTTCAACACCGACGCGCTGCTGCGGATGGACCCGCAGACCCGCGCGCAGACCATCAAGACGCAGCTGGACGCGCGGATCCTGGCGCCGTCGGAGGCGCGGGAGCTGGACAACCGGCCGCCGTTCACCGACCAGCAGCTGGCCGAGTTCGACCGGCTGTACGGGGTGCCCCGAACCCAGCCGTCCACCGCAGCAGCGACAGGAGTGACCCCATGAGCGAGCTGATGCGCCGGGCCGCCGAGGCTCGCGCCCAGCACATCCGCCAGCGCGCCGACCGCCCTTCGCAGCGGCGCTGCGCCGAGCACCCCGCCGCCCGAGCCGCGGCCCGGGTGCCCGCCCGGGTGGAGCTGCGCGAGGCCACCGGGGATGGCGGGCTGCTGGAGTTCATCGGCTACGCCAGCGCCTACGAGTACGGGTACGAGATGTGGGACTACTACGGCCCGTACACCGAGATCGTGTCGGCGGGCGCGGGCGCCGAGTCCCTGGCGCGGGCGGACCTGGACGTGCCGCTGGTGCTGGGGCATGACCAGCTGCGCCGGATAGCCCGCACCATCACCGGCACGCTCACCCTGACCGAGGACGAGCGCGGCCTGTCGGTGCACGCTCCGCAGCTGGACCCGGCCGACTACGACGTGGCGTACATCGCGCCGAAGCTTCGCGCGGGGCTCATCGATGAGATGTCGTTCGCGTTCCGGATCGAGTCGGGCCAATGGTCGCCGGACTACACCGAGTACCGGATCACGAAGTACGACATCCACCGCGGTGACGTCGCGATCGTCGGCTACGGGGCGAACCCGGCGACGGACGCCGCCCTGCGCAAGCAGCGGCAGCCGGAGCCCTCCAGCCGGGCCCGGGCGCTGCTGGAGATCGCGCTGGCCCGCTGACCCACCACTGGACTACCCGCCACGGGCGGGTTGCTTGCCCTGCGCTCTGCGCGCACGAGCCCATCCGGCGCATGTGCCTCGGATGGCCGTCTGACCTGGACCGGGGCGTCACCGAATCCCATCGAGAACAAGGGAGACGACGAGCATGACGCTCGACGACCTGATCAATCAGGCGCGCCAGGCGCTGCAGGAGGCGCTGGCCGCGCGGCAGCGGGAGCAGGACGCGCTGATGGCGCTCCGTGAGGACCCGAACCTGACCGAGGACGCCGTGAGCGAGCGCGTCGCGGCCCGGGACGCGGCCGACGCGGAGGTCACCCGCCGCCAGGAGGCCCTCGACGGGCTGCTCGCCGAGCAGGCCCGCGAGGAGGAGATCGCCGCCCTCCAGGCCCGCATCACCCCGACCGACGTCCGCCGCCCCGCCTACGACCAGGTGGCGCGCGTCGGTGCCGAGGAGCGCACCTACCGGCCCGACACCGACCCGCGCGGCGCGCGGTTCCAGCGCGATGTCATCGCCGCGGTCCGCGGGGACTATGAGGCCCAGGGCCGCCTCGCGCGGCACATGCAGGAGGAGCGCGTGGAGCGCGCCGCCGCGCTGACCGGTGGGGAGGAGCGGGCCGTGGGCACCGGCGCGTTCGGCGGGCTGGTCATCCCGCAATACCTGGTGGACCTGTACGCCCCCCTGGCGCGCACCGCGCGCCCCTTCGCCGACGCCTGCCGGCAGCACCCGCTGCCCGCCCAGGGCATGACGGTGGAGCTCGCGCGGGTGACCACCGGCACCAACGTCGACAACCAGGCCAACCAGCACGACGCGGTGGCCGAGACCGACATCGACGACACCACGCTGTCCATCCCGGTCCGCACCGCCGCCGGCCAGCAGACCGTCTCCCGCCAGGCCCTGGAGCGGGGCGCCGGCGTGGAGGAGGTCATCCTGGATGACCTGTTCCGGGCCTACGCCACCCGCATCGACACCACGATGATCAACGTGGCCACCGTGGGCCTGTCCGCGGTCGCCACCGCAGTCACCTACACCGACGCGAGCCCCACTACGGCCGAGCTGTACCCGAAGGTGATCGAGGGTCTGGCCGGTGTCGAGGCGTCCCTGCTCGACCAGGCGAGCGGCGACAACCTCGCGGTCATGCACTCGCGCCGCTGGTACTGGATGCAGAACGCCATGGGCAGCTCCTACCCGCTGATCACTCAGCCGGGCGTCGTGCCCCAGACCCTCGGCGCGAACTACGCCGAGGTGTACGGCCGGGGAGTGCGCGGCATCCTGCCCAACGGCACGCCGGTGATCGTGGACAACAACATCGCCACCAACCTCGGCGCGGGCACCAACGAGGACGAGGTCTACCTGGTGGACCGGCGCGAGTGCCACCTGTGGGAGGACCCGTCCGCCCCGATGTACATCCGCGCCGAGCAGACCAAGGCCGCGACCCTGGGCGTGCTCATGGTCGTGTACGGCTACTACGCCTTCACCTTCCAGCGGCAGCCGCACGCCCGCAAGATCAGCGGCACCGGCCTGGTCACCCCGACCTTCACCGGCGCCTGACCACACCCGTCGACGCGCGTCCGGGGCCCGCACCGCGGGCCCCGGCGCCGTGAGGAGGAACGGAGGAACGATGGCCGACGAGCCGCAGACCGAAGACCCGATGGTCGCCGCGCTGCTGCGCGAGCGCGCCGGCTACGTGCAGCGCGGCCTGGACGACCGGGTGGCGGCCGTGGACGAGCAGCTGAAGCTGCGCGGCCACACCCCGCCCGACCAGGACGCGACCCTGCGCGAGACGGACCCGCCGCGGCGCCGCACCCGCCCCAAGAGCACCACGGCCAAGGACTGACCCGTGGGGGCGCTCGACATCATCTCGACGACCGACGCCAAGGCCCAGCTCAACATGTCCGACTCCACGTCGGACACCGAGCTGGCCGGCTACGTCTCGGCGGCCTCCCGGGTGGTGGAGAAGTATGTCGGCGCAGTCATCCACCGCACGGTCACCGACACCTTCGACGGCGGCCGCTCCCAGCTGCTGCTCAGCACTCTCCCGGTGGTGTCGATCACCTCGGTGACCGACACCGGCACCGCGCTGGCCGCTGACGGCTACACGGTCGACCTGCGGGCCGGGGTGCTGACCCGCCTGGTCGGCACCAGCCCAACGCCGTTCGAGGCCGGCTATCAGAGCGTGCAGGTGGTGTACACGGCCGGGCAGGCGGCGGACATCGCCGCGGTGGCCGCCGACCTGGCCGACTACCGGCTGGCCGCCCTCATCATCGTGCAGCACCTGTGGGAGACGCAGCGCCCGGCCGCCCGGGGCCCATTCGACCAAGGCGCCGACGACTACGACCCGCGGTACTCCTACAGCATCCCGCGCAGGGCGCTGGAGCTGCTCGGCGAGCCGGTCGGAGGGATCGCCTGATGGCCAGCAAGGTTCCCGACGCGATCGACCGGCTGTATGCCCTATTCGAGGCGGCGCTACCCGCTGCAACGGTGGTCGACGGGTTCCTGATCGCCTGGCCCCCCGGCGACTGGGCGGTGGTCGGTGGCGACGGTGCCGTCTCGGAGGAGGAGGACGCCGCCCGTTCCACCCAGATGTGGAAGGGCCTGGGCGCACGGATCCGTGACGAGTCGATCGACGTGATCTGCGCCGTCGGCAGTTCGACCGGCAACACCGAGGACGGGCCCCGCACCCGCCGGCAGGCGGCCTACGCGATGCTCACCGCGATCGAGGCCGGCCTGCGCGCCGACCCGGGTCTGGGGGGTTTCACGACGGGTGGGGCGGCTGCCATCACGGACCAGGCGCTGCGGTACGTCGCCAACGACAAGGGCACTGCGGCGGCGATCGTCTTCACGATCAACGTCCCGGTCCGCTCCTGAAGGAGAGAGGCATGCGCAAGAAGTTCGTCGGGCCGGTGAACCCGGGCCCGGACGGCAAGGACATGGGCCACGACGTGGTCATCGGCGGCCGGTCGCTCGGCAACGTCAAGCGAAACGACGTCATCGAGGTGCCCGCCGACATCGCCCAGATGGACCCGGCACCGGTGTGGCCGGAGGGCCTGTGGGAGGACGCTCCCGCCAAGAAGAAGAGCGAAGGTGAGAGCTGATGGGAACCCGGTCGGGTCTGGACGCGCAGCTGGGGTTCGCGGCTGAGAGCGTCTATGGAACGGGAGTCGTGCCGTCCCGGTTCCTGGAGTTCGACGAGGAGGACCTGCGGGAGACCCCCACCTGGTTGGAGGGTGAGGGGATCCGCGCCGGCAGGAAGTACAAGCGGTCCAGCCGTCTGTCGATCTCCCGGTTCGACGTGAAGGGCAAGGTCGACCTGAAGGCGCCGTCCAAGGGTCTGGGTCTGCTGCTGAAGCACATGATCGGGTCCAGCGCGACGGCAACGCAGATCGCGAGCACCACGGCCTACAAGCAGATCCACACCCCCGGCGACCACGTCGGCAAGTCGCTGACGTGGCAGGTGGGGCGGCCGGAGCCGGGTACGGGCACTGTGCGCCCGTTCACTTACCTGGGCTGCAAGTGCCTGTCCTGGGAGCTGTCCGTCTCCGACGGCGAGCACGTCAAGCTCAGCACGAACTGGTCGGGCCGGGAGGAGAGCACCTCGACTGGCCTGGCCGCCGCGTCCTACGCCAGCGGGGCGGGGCTGTACAACTTCTCGCACGCGTCGCTGAAGCTCGGCGGCACCGCGTCCACGTCCAGCGGTGAGATGTCGGTGTCGGGCGGCAGCGCGGTCACCACCGTCATCAACTCCATCAGCATCAAGGGTGAGAACCCGATGGCCGACGAGCGGTACGGCATCGGCAACAGCGGCCGCAAGAGCGAGCCGCTGGAGAACGACTACCCCACGCTGACCGGCAGCCTCGACGCCGAGTTCAGCAAGGCTGAGCTGTACGACGTGTTCAAGTCGGCCGACTCCATCCCGCTCGAGCTCGTCTTCGCGTTCGGCGACGCCGGCGGTGGCAACCCCTTCGAGCTGTCGTTCATCGGGCCCGCGATCACGATGAAGGAGGCGGCCCCCAGCGTCAACGGGCCCGGCCTCGTGCGGATGAGCACGGAGTTCGAGGTGTACGACGACGAGACGAACGCCCCCTACCAGTTCCGGTACGTCTCCACCGACACGACGGTCTGAGACGCCATGGAGGTGCACGTCCGGCACAGCGACCTGCGCGAGCTCGGCCGCGACTTCCGCGCGGCCGGGCGCCGGGACCTGTCGCGGGACATGCTCAAGGAGATGCGCGGCAGCGTGAAGCCGATCGTTCCCCAGCTGCGGTCGGCGCTGCGCGGTAGCCCATCGCGGACCGGCGACCAGCGGACCGAGTCCGCCCGCCAGGCCCGGCCGCGGGGGCTGCGCGATGCGATGGCGCGCGGCGTCCAGACCAAGGCGTCCCTGGCCGGGCCGCGGGTCGGCGTGCGCCTGCGCATCGACCCGCGGCATTTCCCGGACAAGCAGAAGAGCCTGCCGAAGTACCGGGAGGGCGTGCTACCTCGCTGGCGGTCCCCGAACTGGGGACGGGACGAGTGGAAGCAGCAGCAGAGCCACCCGGTGTTCTTCCCGACGATCCGCCCGCACATCCCCCGCGTGCAGCGGGACCTGCGCCGGATCGTCGATGAGTACGTCGACCGCGTCGCCCGAGAAACGGACACCCCCGAATGATCATCATCTCCCATAAGTGCCTCGTCGCCGGCTGCCCGGAGACCTCCCACAAATGGGAGTGGAACGGACAGCCGACCCTGCGTGAGCTGCTGTACGTCCAGGAGACCCTCGGCATGGAGCCGGCCGAGTACCGCGAGGCGCTCAACTCGGCGATGACCGGGCTGACGACCGCGGGCATCAAGGCGGCGCTCATGATGGTCCATCTGCTGCATCGGCGGGACGGCATCCTCACCCCGTTCGAGGACGTCGACCTGGACCCCACCCAGCTGGAGACCATCCTCGACCCGGCGCCGGACGACCCTGCCGAGAGCGAGGGAAAAGGTACCGGCACGCCGACGACTCCCTCCCGCCCCCTCGACGACGCCACGAGCTCAACATCTGGCCCCGCAGCCGAGGAGGGCTCAGAGCCCAGGTCGTCCACTACGCCGCCGACCTCTGGCGGTGGTACGGGCTGACCGTCGTCACCGTGTGGGACGTCGACCCGCCGACGTTCTCCGGGCTGATCACCGGCATCGACCGGGCGCGCGAAAGGGAGGAGGTGACGCCAGGTGGCTGACGAGCGGCGCAGAGTCCAATTCGACTTCATCGGCCGCGACCAGCTGTCGCAGGTGATGCGGCGCATGGGCGAGGACGCCGAGAAGCTCGACGGGCAGATGGCCGCCATGGGCGCCGCGGCCGGCGCGCTGGCCGGGCCGATCGCCGCCGCCGGCGCCTCCTTCCTGGGCTTCGCCGCCGTCGCGCGCCCGGCGATCATGGGCGTGGTCGAGGCGCAGGAAGACCTGGTCGGCAGTTGGGAGGACCTGAGCAGTACGCAGCGGGTCAGTGCTGCCGGGCTGCGGGACCTGCGGGGCGAGTTCCAGGAGCTCGCGGCCTCCTATGAGCCGCAGGCCCTGGCCATCTTCAACCAGGTGATGGACGACGCCACCGACCTGTTGCCGGAGTTCACCAAGCTCGCGGACGCCGGCGCGATCGGCGTGGACAGCCTGGTCGATCGGCTGGGCGCTTTCGCCACCGGTCCCGAGGTCGCCTCGTTCGTACAGTTCGCCGCGGAGACCGGCCCGGAGGCGATGGACCAGCTGGGGCAGGCGGCCACCACCACTGGTGAGATCGCTCTCCAGACGGTGCAGGACATGGCGCCGCTGGGCCTGAGCATGTTGCAGCTGGCCAACGGCACGCTGTCGGCGGTGAACGCCGCGGCGTCCTGGAATCCGGCGCTGGCGCAGATGGCCGTTACCACGCTGCTGCTGCGCGGCCCCCTCACTGCGATGGTCGGTGGCGTCGGGGGCATGGCCACCCGGATGCGGGAGGCCGCCGCCCCCACCCAGAACCTGTCCCGCGGGCAGAAGGCGCTGAACCTCGCCGCCGCGGCCGGGCCCGGCCTGTACATCGCGGCCGGAGCGGCGCTGGGCTTCCTCGCGGTCAAGACGCTGACGGCCAAGTCCGAGACGGAGAAGATGGCCGACTCGCTCCGGTCGACGTACCGGGCGTTCGGCAACAACGTCGAGGGCTTCCAGACCTGGGCCGGTGTGCTCCGGACCCAGTTCACCCAGGCGGTGGGCGGCGCCGACGTCGCGCTGCGGAAGGTCAACATCGGCGGGCGCGAGATGGAGGCCTGGGTCGACACCTCGACGGGCAAGGTGCGGATCCTGTCCTCCGGCCAGCAGGACCTCGCCGACAAGATCGCGTTCGCGGACGGGCATGTCCGCAAGCTGAACGGTGCCATCGCCCAGGTGGCGTCCACGTTCGGGATCTCCCAGGACGCGGCCAAGCGGCTGGCCGATGCGGCGGGCGTGGACCTGGCGGCGAGCCTGGACAAGTCGGGGAACCTGACGCAGGAGGCCGTGCTGAAGCTGGGCGCCTACCGCAGCGCGGCCCAGCAGGCCAACGACCCGTCGTGGCGTCTGTCGCAGACGATGAAGATCCTGGCCGACAATACGAGCACGGCTGAGCAGCGGACGCAGGCGCTGACCAGCGCGTACAACGCCGAGCTTGGTCCGGCCATCGCCGCGATCAACGCCAACCTTCAGCTGAAGGACGGGTACGCGCAGCTGTCGGAGCAGCTGTCCAAGGCCAAGGCCCGGATGAACGGCAGCGGCGAGGCGTCCCGCCAGCTGCAACAGAACCTCGTCCAGCAGATCGACACCGTGTGGCGGCTGTATCAGGCCAACGTCGAACAGAACGGGACCACCGAGCAGGGCACCGCCGCCGTGCGCCGGCAGCTGCCGGTGCTGTACGCGCTGGCCGGCCGCAACACCGAGCTGCGCAAGCTGGTGGACGCGCTGGCCCGCAGCACGGGCAACGTCACCGGCGTCACCGACATCTCCCGGCGGTCGTTCCTGCGGATGGCCGAGTCGATGAGGATCGGCCGCGCTGCTGCTGAGCGGCTCTGGGACGAGCTGAAGCAGATGAAGGACCGCAAGGTCGACATCCTCGTCCACGGCAAGGGCAACTGGAGCGTTGGCGGCGCGCACCCGGGGGCGAAGTTCCCGGGCATGGCGGCCGGGGGTGCCGTGCCGCTGGTGTCCGGCGCCGAGCCCGGCAAGGACAGCGTTCCGGCGTTGCTGATGCCGGACGAGCACGTCTGGACCACGAGGGAGGTCGCCGCCGCCGGCGGACACGAGGCGATGTTCCGGCTGCGGAAGGCGGCGCTAGCCGGGCACCTGAAGGGCTACGCCAAGGGCGGCCCGGTCAACATGACCTCTGCGCGGGTGTCTCCGCAGCGGGCGGCCGACATCATCACCGAGCCGATCTGGGAGGGCATGACCGGGCTGGTCGCCTCGATCGGCCGGGAGATGGGCCGCCAGTGGAAGAAGTACATGATGTCGGGCGGCGGTGTGGTTGCCGCGGCCCGGTCGATGATTGGCTACCCGTACAGCTGGGGTGGTGGCGGAAAGGGCGGCCCGTCCTACGGCATCGGCCGCGGCGCCCGGACGTTCGGCTTCGACTGCTCAGGTCTCACCGAGTACGCCTGGTGGAAGGGCCGCGGCATCTCCATCGGCGGCACCACCTACAGCCAGCACCCCAACAGCGTGGCGATCGGTACGCCGAAGCCCGGCGCGCTGGGCTTCCCCCACATGGGCCACGTGGTGATCGCCAGCAACCGGCCGGGCTACATCATCGAGGCGCCCTACACCGGCGCGCACGTGCGCGAACGGGCAGCCTCCAGCGGCTACGACTGGCGGTGGCCAAAGGCGGCCTTCTACGCCGGCGGCCCGGTCAAGCGGCTGGGTGAGCTGGCCACCACCCCCATGGCACTGCGCGCCGAACGGGAGATGGCCCGCCTCGCCCAGGTCATCGGCAACCCGTCCCGGCGCCGCGCGCACGGCGGCCCCATATCGGCTGGCCTGCCGTACCTGGTGGGCGAGATGGGCCCGGAAGTCGTCGTGCCCCGCGTCGGCGGGACGGTGCACCCCGCCGCCAGCGCCGCCGGCGGGACGACCATCACGATCGAGCGGCTGGAGCTGCGCTTTGCCGATGACCGCAACCTGGTCGAGAAGGGTCGCCAGTTCGCCGAGGCATTGCGCGCCTACAAGTCCAAGGGAGGGCAGCTCCCATGAGCGGCAGTGACGGCGTGTTCACCGTGGCCAAGGGCCGGGTCGGCCACTATGCCGGGCTGCCGGCCGCCGATGACGTGCTGGTCGGTGTGCTCCTCCAGGCCGATGGGCTGGAGGACGACAGCGTGCTGGCCGATCACGACACCCTGGCGTCGGTGCTGTCCGGAGGGAACGCTGAATGTGACTTCACCGGCTACGTGCGGCAGGTCCTGGCCGGGGTCGCCTGGGTGGTGGACGACGACGCGGGCACTGCGGACGGCAGCGTCGATGTCATCGTGTGGCCGTCGGCGGGCGGCGCCCACAACAACGCGGTGGGCAAGCTGCTGATCTGCTACCGGCCGGCGGCGGCCAGCACCGATGAGGAGATCGTGCCGCTGACCTTCCACTCGGTGGACGTGGAAACGAACGGGAGCACGGTCAGAGTGCGGCTGCCGTCCGGGTTTGTGCGGGTGGCGTGATGGCCGTCGCCTTCGTCGCCGCGACCGCGAACGCGGTCAACTCCACCACGTTGCCCCTGACGTGGCCGGCGGTGTCCAGCGGGCATGTGGCGCTGCTGGGCTGGTCGGGCCTGTCGACCGCGGTGTGGACGCCGCCGGCCGGGTGGACGCTGCTGGACGCGGTCACCGCCGACAGCGGCAACCACGCCTCCCGCGTCTACTGGCGGCCGTGCGACGGCAGCGAGTCGGGCACGATCACCCTGACGCACGACACCCTCAACAAGCAGTCCGCGGTCCTGATCGTCTGGTCCGGCGTGGACACCGCGACGCCGATCGACGCCTACGCCGTGCGCGACGAGAACACCGCGGGCACCTCGCATGCCTCGCCGTCGGCGAGCGCCACCATGGCCGGGGTGGTGGCCGTGGCCATGGTGTCCGAGCGGGTCACCGACTCCACCCCGTCCTACACCGCGCCGGCCGGGTACACGATCCGGGCGCAGCCGACGCCGATCGGGCTGGGCGGGTCGGTGTCGCTGGCCATGGCCGACCTGCTGACCGGCACCGGCGGCGCCACCACCGTCACCCCGGGCGCGTGGACCGGGACCGTGTCCACCGCCAACGTCCTGACCTGGACGATCCTGCTGCGCCCGCTCGTGGTCGTGGCTGGGGCGTCCCCTGTTCCGTCCGCCGCCCGGCGGCTTCGCCCCCTACTCGTGAGGTGACTCATGGCAATCGTCGTTGGCACGTCCCTGGACGCCGCCGCCACTCCGGGGCCGGGGGCGGTGGTGGACTGCGAGGCCACCACCTACCGGCTGCACACCGCAATCGTGACCGTCGCCGGCACGGCAGTGACCGACGTACAGGTGGCCCTGGAGGTCTCGCACAACACGACGGACTGGGCGCTGGCCGAGACGCTGGCGCTGCCCGGCGCGGGCTGCCAGCAGGTGACCTTCAGCAGCGCCGCCCGATACCTGCGGGCGAACCTGACCACCCTGAACGGTGATGCGGACACCACGGTCACCGCCGTCATCTCCAACGGCTGAGGAGGCCGCAATGAGTCTCGGAATGATGTACACCGCCGTGTTCACCGGCGTGGCCGTCACGGCTCAGCAGGACCTGTTCGAGCTGACCGCCCCGTCCACCCGGGCCGTGGTGATCCACCAGGTGGTGCTGTCGCAGTCCACGGAGGTGGGCGACGCCCAGGAGGAGAGCCTGTCGGTGCTGCTGCGCCGCGGGTCCAGCGCGACCACGTCCGGGTCGGGCGGCGGCACGGCGACCCCGGCCCGGCTGCAGTCCGGGTTCGCGGCGGCCGGGTCCACGGTCGAGATCAACAACACCACGAAGATGAGCGGCGGCACGATCACGACGGTGCACAGCGAGAACTGGAACGTGCGGGCGCCGCTGGTCATCCTGCCGCCGCCGGAGCTGCGGATCGTCCTGTCGCCCGGTGAGCGGTTCACCGTCGAGCTGGCGGCCACGCCGGCCGACTCCTTCACCGTGTCGGGCACGCTGTACTTCGAGGAGATCGGCGGCTGACCATGGCCCGCTCCTATCCGTCCCGCTCGTCCCGGCCGGGCGTCTACCGGCCGGCGTCGCGGCGTGCGTTCCGGCCGCGGCCTGTGGTGCCGCCGCTGAACGTCACCGACGTCACCGCCGGACCGGCGGCAGAGGCGTACACGGCGGGCTCGGCGGTGGTCGAGACGGTGGCGGGTGGGCTCACGCAGATGCCGCGCCTGATCGTGGAGGTCGCCTTTGCCAGCGGGGCCAGCACGGTCAGCAGTTACCTGACGGTCGATGACCCGACCCGTGGCCTGATCGGCGTCGGGAAGATCGCCCCCGCCGGAGGTGGCGGCGACTCCAGCCAGGATCCCGTCTGGACGGACATCACCGACTGGGTGCTGTCCGGGACGATCCGCCGCGATTCCGGTCGGATCGACTCGCCGGTGGTGCGCTACGAGCCGGGCACGTGCACGATCGCCCTGGACAACTCCGACAGACGATTCGACCCGACCAACGCCGCCGGACCCTACGTCGACGGCGACGGCGTCACCCAGGTCCGCCCGATGCGGGCCGTGCGGGTGCGCGCCGTCTGGGATGACGAGTACTACGAGCTGTTCCGCGGCTACGTCGATGAGTGGGGCATCACCTGGGAGGATCCCGGCTGGTCCACGGCGGTGCTGACCGCCACCGACGCCATGAAGGTGCTGCGCAACATCAAGCGCATCCCCGTGGCGGCCACCGGCACCGGCGACACCACCAGTACCCGCATCGGCCGCATCCTCGACTCGATCGCCTGGGACCCCGGCGACCGGCTGATCGGGTCGGGCAGCGTCACCGTCCAGGCCACGACCCTGGAGGGTGACGCGCTCGCTGAGCTCCAGCTGACCGCTGACACCGAGCTGGGCGAGCTGTACGTGGACGGCGGCGGCCGGGTCGTTTTCCGGGGGCGGGCGGCGGCTACGAGCGAGGACCGCTCGCGTCTGGCGCAGGCGGTGTTCAGCGACGGCGACGACGGCCTCACCTACCACAACCTGGCCATCTCGGCCGACCACGAGACGATGTTCAACCGGGTGCGGATCACGCGGGTCGGCGGGTCCGAGCAGAACGCCCTGGACTCGGTGTCGGTGACCGAGTACTTCGAGCGCACCTACCAACGTGACGACCTGGTGATGCAGACCGACGCGCAGGCGCTGGCCTACGCCCAGTACGTCCTGGCGCTCGCCCGTGCCCCGGAGCTGAGGTTCACCGAGCTTGCCGTTGAGCCGACCGCCGACCCGGCCGGGCTGTACCCGCACGCTCTGGGCCGGCAGATCGGTGACCGCATCAACGTCACCCGGCGCCCACCCGGCGGCGGCGCACCCATCACCCGGGACGTGTGGATCCGCGGCATCACGCACGAGTTCGACGACAGCACGTGGCGGACGCGGTGGACGCTTCAGCAGGCGCTGGACGGGGTGGCTCCGCCGCCGCAGCTGTCGCCACCCGGCCTGGACCGCCGCCACCACGTCCGTATCCGCCGCACGCCCGCCCTACGGGCCGCGCGGCGGCGTCCGGTTCCGTTGCCAAGCAGGAGGGGATAGAGATGGGATCTGGCTGGCGGGACTGGCAGCCTGGGGACACGGTCACCGAGCCGTTCATCCAGGGCTACCTCCAGGATCAGACGGTCATGGTGTTCGCCAGCGGGACTGCCCGGGACGCGGCGATCACCAGCCCACAGCGCGGCATGTGCGTGTACCTGCTGGACACCAAGCGGTTCAGCATCTACGAGTCGTCGGCGCCGGCCGGGTGGATCTCCAGCATCCAGATCGGCGAGTGGTCCACCTACACCCCGCAGCTGCTCGGCAGCATCCAGAACTTCGGCGCCGGCAACGGCAGCGCGACGGGCCGGTGGGCGAGGTGGGGCAGCCTGGTCACCTTCTACGCCGAGATCGTCTACGGCTCCACGTCGACGTCCGCGCTCGGGAACTTGTCGATGACGCTCCCGGCGACCGGGCCCAGGACCGGCAATGAGCAGTGGGTCGACTGCTCTCTCAAGGACGCCTCGGCCGGCAGGATCTTCCCCGGCCAGGCGGGGCCGCTGGCTGCCGCCTCCGTGCCGCTGTACACCCAGTCGGGCACTGGCGGGTCCCTGGAGCGGATGACGGACATCAGCCCCGCCGGGCAGGTGGTGACGAACACCGGCGACGCGATCCGCATGTGGGGCCAGTACGAGGTCGCCGTATGAGCACCGTGAGGGGGCCCGGTGCATGAGCCGACCACCGGTGAGCTCTCCCGCAGCTTGGCCGATGCGAAGACGGACTTCCGCGAGCGGTCCGCCGCCCTGTCCGCGCGCATCGACACCATGACCCCGCTGGCGCTCTACCAGGCACACGTCGAGGGCGCCCGCCGCGAGCATGACGAGCTCGCGGCCGACATCGCGGCCCTGTCCGCTCGGCTGGACGCCGAGCGAGAGCAGCGGGAGAACGCCGAGCGGCAGCGCGCGGCCGACCGGCGGATGACCCTCACCGCCATCTTCACCGCGCTGCTGGCACCACTGGCGCTGATGCTGCTCCAGTTCTATGTGATCAGCCGGGGCCGGGCATGAGCCGGGCGCGGATGGTGGGGCCGCCGCTGCTGATCGCGGCCGGCGCGACGCTCGTCCTGATCGTGATCGCGTCGCTGCTGCTCGACCAGGACCAGCGGATCGGGCAGCTGGAGCGCGACCGGGCGACCCTGGCCGAGCAGGTGCGGGAGATGGGCGGTGAGCCCCGGGTGCCGGTGCCCACGCCGCCGCCCGGTGAGCAGGGTCCGACTGGGGAGACCGGCCCGGCCGGTGCTCAGGGTGATGCGGGGCCGCGGGGTCCGGCCGGTCCGGCGGGGCCGTCCGGGGCGCCGGGTGTTGCGGGCCAGCGCGGCGAGCAGGGGGAGGCGGGGCCGGCGGGCCCAAAAGGTGACCCGGGCGAGCAGGGTCCGGCCGGTCCGCGCGGTGAGCCTGGGCCGCCTGGCGAGCAGGGCCCGTCCGGGCCGCCGGGTCCGGCGTGTCCGCCCGGGTGGCGGCGCGAGCAGGTGACCGTGATGACGCCCGGTGGCCCGCGTGAGACGACGACGTGTGTGCGAGAGGACGGCTGATGGAGTTCGAGCGGCGTTCGGTGTTCGGCTGGGGTGCGACCCCGGCTCCGTTTGCCCCCTGTGATGCGGGGCTGGTCGTCCACTACGACGGCTCGAATCAGGGCCTGGCCAGCAAGCCGCACTCGGCGTGCCGCCGCTACTGGGACCAGACCCGCGACTTCCACATGCGGGCCAACGGGTGGATTGACGTGGGCTACGGGTTTGCCGTCTGTCCGCACTCCATCGTCATGGAGGGCCGCGGCTGGCAGCGCGCCCAGGCGGCCCAGCCTGGTGGCAACACCACGTGGACGTCGGTGACGTTCATGAGCGGGCCGGGCGAGGACCCCACCGCCGGGCAGATCCGCGCCTTCAAGGAGTTGCGGGCGTGGCTGCGCGGCAAGGGCCTGGGGTCGGGGATCCGCGGCCACCGCGACTTCATCTCGACCAGCTGCCCGGGCGACCGGCTGTACCGGCTGGTCCGGGACGGCACCCTCACGGGCGCCCCCGCGAAGAACTGGACGGAGGACATGGTGAAGAAGCTGCCCACCCTCGGCAAGGGCGCCAAGCCGTCCGAGGACATGCAGACCCTGCGCTCTTTGCTGCTGGCCCGCTCGCACCCGGAGGTGGGCGGCATCGAGGGCGGGTTCGACGCGACCGTGGAGCGCGCGGTCAAGGCCGTCCAGGAGTGGGGCGGCATCGAGGCTGACGGGATCGTCGGCCCCAAGACGTGGCCCGTGCTCCTGCGGGTCCACAAGTAAGGAGATCGAGATGCGAGTCTCTGCCTACACGAAGTTCATCGTGGCCGCCCTGGCCGCGGTCGGCGTCGCGCTGAACCTGGCGATCGGCGACGACACCCTGACCACCTCGGAGATCGTGGACCTGGTCCTGGTCGGGCTGGGTGCGCTGGGCGTGTACGCCCTGCCGAACCGTCCGGCCGGGCCGCGCCCGTAGCAGCCCCTGCCGACAGAACGGCCCCGCCCCGATTCCCCGGGGGCGGGGCCGTCTTCCTGCTCTCAGTCCACCCGCAACCACAGACCGCAGTCCCGGCTGGTGAACCCGCCATCGCTCGGTGCGATGGTCACGGTCACGCCCTTCGGAGCGTTGGTGACGAAGTTGTTGTCGATCGTGTCGCCGCCACCTGTCGACCGTTCCCAGTAGCAGTCGGTCACTCCACCGTCGGTGCGGTAGGTGCCCGGCTTGATGTCCTCACCGACCTCCCACGTCCCGTCCTCGAAAGAGCCCTCCAGGCGCTTCTGCTCCTTCTTCAGCAGCGGCAGGTACTTGGGGCACAGGTGGGTGATCGCCGCCTCGTACAACGATTCGTCGGGGTTGTCGCGCAGGATCTTCGCCGTGGGGGGACCGTCCACGTCCGGGAACTCGTCGCCGGCGAGGTAGTCGCGGTCATCGCCGGTGCATGCATACCACCCGTTCCCGAGGGTTCCCTTGTGTTCGCTGGTGTAGGGCTCCTCTTCCCCCATCTCTTCCAGGAAGGCGCGCTCACGGTCGCTGAGGGCTGTTAGAGCGGTCTCGGTGGGGGAGGGTGTCGGGCTGGTGATGAGTGGCAGGTCGACGGGGGGTGGGGCGGCGGACTCGTCCCGGCCGGCGGCCAGCGCCCATACCACCAGGATGACGATCATGCCGGCTGTGATGATGGCCCCGGCTTTCTGGTGGCGGGTGGTGGGCTCGCTCATGGGGGTGCTCCAGGGTGAGGGGTTCGGACCTGTGACGCACGGCACTGCTGGGCGGTTCACACGAAGCGGCCCCGCTCCCCTCGCTGGGGGCGGGGCCGCTTCGTCGCGTCCGGGGATCAGGGCTCGTTGCAGGAGCAGCCGTCGCTGCTCCCACACCCCAGGCAGGCGTCCTCATCCACCATGGACAAGTCGTTGCAATGGCACTCCTTGTCCTCGGCGTTCGGGTATCGGACGTAGTCGCAGTTCCACGAGTGGTTCATGGTCACCTCCAGGTGCTCGTCATCGGGTACGGCCTGCCCGATGGGGGTCAGGCGTCGGGCTGCTCGTCCTGCTCGCCGCGAGCTCCCGGCCGCCGCTCCTCGAACGCGGCCAGCGCTCGCTCGGCGATCTCCGGGTCACCGTGGTCCGGGTGGCCGACCTTCGGCAAGTTGTCCAGCCACACCCCGAACGCGGCGGCCCGCTCGGAGATCCTGCGGCGCTCATCCCTGTCCATGGTCACCTCCAAGGGGCGGGCCCGCCGGTCCTCCCCTCCCAGGGAGCCGGCGGGCCCGCGCTTCGAGGGGCGGCGGCCCTCCCCGCGAGGCTGTACCTGCCGCCGCCCCAGCTCTATACGATGCCGAGCCGACCGAGCGCGAGCCGCGCCTGAGCAGCCGGCGAGTACTCCACCGTCCACCCCTCGCGCTTCAGGTCGCCCTCGCGCGGCCACCAGTGGATCGCGCACCACAGCTCACGCTCTGGCGTTCGCACCACAGCGGGAATCGGGTGGTCGCCGTGGATCGCCGCTTCGCACCACCGCTCGGGTGGCGCGGCGTCGACCCGGTAGACCAGCGCGTCGTCGCTCAT